GCCAACCTATCACCCCAACCTGCAGAAAAATCTAATACATTAACACTGTTAAAGTAATCATAAAATGCCTTTGCTATACTTGGTTTAAATTGTGATGCTACATACTTTCTTAATGTAGTTGCCATTCTGATACTCTGTAAATCTACCTTAGTTAATACTTGTTCTAAACTCCAAAAGGCTCTAACGATAGTCTTGATACCATCTACGGTTTGCCATGTTCTCCATCCACTCGGTGTTCTTGTCCAATCAACTTTCCATCTATTATGAATATGAAATCCATTGGAAGCATTATTGCCAGAGTTATCTCTCTTGAAATATTTATCGGTTAATGGATATTTTGATTTCCTTTCGTTTCGTGGAAACCAACTATCGTTAATCAGTAAGTCATTCCATTGAACGCCTTTTAGTTTTCTAAGACTCTTCAATGTCTCTTGTTCTGTAATCTCTGGTATTGGACATGGATATGTATGTAAGCATTTAGCCAACTCATCCACCACCTCGTCTTTCTCGTAAGTCGTTATTATATGTTGCCACTCTTTCTCTTCGATGGAAAGATATGGTTTCATACCATAGAATTTTTTGAACAACTCTTTAATCGTCATAAACAATATCTTCGGATACCGAACACATTACAGTTACTCCCACTATCTTACTTAACTCATTCTCAAATTCTTCTGCCATACTTTCATAGTCATATACTTTATTACCATCATCATCTTCGTAATAATATATTGGTATCTGAATCTTGTTTAGTTTTTCTTTTTTTATCATTTCTTCTCCCATACCCATATCGGCTCACAGAACCTTTTATCTTTGGTTTCTTTAGCAAGTTGTAGTGATTCTTCACTATACTCTTTTGACTTAGCAGTTCCAGCTCCACCACTATTTGGTCGTTTAGCCATTTCCATTCCTATACAACCCCTATATTCCATATCTCTGTATTCATCAAGATACTCATTCATAGGATCACAAATCTTTGACCAGCCCCTTTCAGTTGACCACTTAGCATTTCCGTAGACATCTGATATATTAACACATAACTTACCGCCTGATTTTAGAGTCGGTAACATATTATCAAGGGCTTTATGTAGAAAACTACTATTCCAACTATCGATATCTTTATATCTAACCCAACTTTGAGTGTCATCGTGGCTATATCTTTCTACATTAAAATAAGGTGGTGATGTAAAGATGATATCAAAGGTATCATCATAGTCTTCATAATAAAAATCTTCAGCTGCCTCACAATAGAAATCAACTTTCTTTGGTGTCTCGAACATTGTAAGTAATGACTTATAGTAATCAGCCTGTTCTTTATAAATAGGATGGTTTTCTTTCCTTGGATCTAACCCAACATATAATTCAGTATTCATATTAGCAAAAAAACCAGCAAGTCTATCGCCCCACCCCATCGAGAAATCCATCACATTCTTCGCCTTGAATAAATCATAAAGAGCTTTTGCTACATTAGGTTTGAACTGACTACAGATATACTTTCTAAGTCCAATCATAGTTCTTAATGTAGACCTATCTATCTTTGGTACTTTCAAACTATAAGCCGACCCCATCAATGATGTCATAAACTTTTCGCTCTCCCAAGTTCGTTTTGGACCAGGACTTACTGAACCATCTACTGACCACCTGTTTTCTTGTTGGAAATAGTTAGATGATTTATTACCAGTATTGTTTCTAGCAAAATACCATTGTTTTCCTTGATATTCCAAAGGCCACTCGTAACCTTCTTCAGACCTACCGAACCATTCTCCTTCTTTTAATATATCATAAACCCAAGTTCCTTTTAACTTGTTAAAGTCTTTCCTACAATCATTTTCTGATATTTCCATTGTAGGTTGTGGATAAGTCATGGCGACTTTTGCCAGACTTTCCTTTACATCATCTTTCTCGAATGTCTCTTTGATGTATGACCATTCTTTCTCGTCAATGTGAAGATATGGTTCTTGGTTTTTGAATTTATCGAAATATTCTAAGTACATTTACTCCCCAAATAACTCTTTAAATGCCTGATTAGCAGCATTTGATTGTTCTGTTTTAACTTTGACTTCTTCTTTCTTTACTTCTTTGATAGCATAATCACCACGTTTCCAAAAGTCATTTTCAATCTTACTGGCCATCATATCAGCCTGATGTAATATGTAGGCAATATTAGATTTAAGTTGTCTTTCTTTTTGATAAGCAACATAATAACTTTTATTAGCTTCTTCGTACATACCATCTGTCAATCTTAAACCAAGATATTCATTTTCTGTCATGACGACTCCAAAGTGTTGTAGTATCCAACAAGCTCTATCCGTAACGGTCATGAATTGTAGATTGCCATTATGTTTGTATATCAGACCTTGATTCTTTCTATGCCAATCTGAATCATTTGGTGTGTAGTAGTCCTCGGCTAAATCACCAACCTTACCCAAGTCATGATGTAGAGCAGAGAATATCAATTCCTCTTTGGTAAAGTTATCAACTATAGCTCCATTTCTATCCCAAAGTTCATATATCTGCTGTGCTAAATCGGTGATATGTAAAACGTGTTCCACGTATCCACCGGCATGAGCATTGTGGAAGTGTTCCTTACCACTAGCTGGTGCCATACACATTCGTTCTTCAAAGTAGTCATACATCTCAAGTAACTTCTCCAGCCTTTCGCCAGAGAAGTTGTCGTTGATTATCTGTATGAGTTTATTCCAATTCTCTTGGATTTGTTCTGGTGTTAGTTCTTTCATTTCATCTCCGTATATAACTTAATTTAATCATTGTTAATCTAAATATCAAGTGAAAAGGAGCGCCTAGTCGATTGGCGCCCCTTTCCCTTCGAGTATGTTATTGTTTGTCATCAATCCAATCGATCATTTGATAGTAATTTATCTTCTTAGCTCCATTCTTAACTCTCATTAATTTTGAACCTTTGACATAATGATCACTATAAAAATGTATCTTAGAGTTTTCATACCAATCAACTGATTCGTAATAACTAAACCTAGAGTCATCACTATCTCTGACTAGTATTTCCATACCACCGTTGTTCCAAAACCTTAGTTTCTCACTAGTGAACATCTCAGGATTAGTCTTGATTTTATCTTCAATATACTGTACTGTATTTCTATCACTAATCTCTCGGTTATAGGTTTTTTCAATAGGTTGACAGTTCCCCACACTAGAGACTCCACCTTGTATCCAACCCCTATAAGCGTGATGAAACTCTCTTTGATCATCGGATTCGATTTCTTTACCAGTTAACCAACTTGTATTAGAAGCCAAAGCTTTATCACTAGATTTGATATTACGATTAGGATCTAATAAAAGAAACACATCAAGGTGTATCAACCTTTGTACCCACATATTTAAAAACCTTTGTAGATAATGAGTTGAGGTGAAACTCCTACGAGCACCAATAAAGGTATCGTAACCACCACCACTCTTATTAGATTCATTTATCAATAATTTCTGTGATTTATCCAACCACTCAACCAAGTCTTTGTCCTCAGTAATACTGACAAACTTTTGTGACTTTGGATTGTGTGTATGATCTTTGGTTAACAACAAAAGTGTAAAGAGTTGTGTTAACCTCTTTGGGTCCCAACCCTTAGCATTTTTTGCCCTTAGTTGTAAAAAAACCTCACAGGTGTGATCAAAATGTTCTATGAACTTTACTTGAATGTCTTTATCAGTTTTATAACTCTTATTGAATAAATCAACTTGATTCAAAGAATGATCGACATATCCTTGAACAAAAATCATAAAAGATTGTTGAAAAACTTGATAAGGAATATTCTTATTGTACAATTGTTCAGTAACACTTTTAGTTTTATATACACCTGGTACACAATTAGCATGGTTTCTATCCAATCCGTTACCAAAAACCTTTACAAGTGATGGCAATAAAGTGGAATCACGAGCCCCAACCCAAGATGACAAAGGTCTAGCCCAAAGGTTGAAATCAGTATAATAAGAGTGTATTATCTGTATTTGTGCTAGGTTAGTGTTGGAATGTCCAAACACTTCGGAGTGGTTAACACGAGCTGTTTTTTCAAGTCCATCATCAAAATGATGCCAATCTACAGGATGATATCCACTATTAAACTCTTTCCAATTCCTATTTCCTACCATTCGTATTATGTCTCTAAGATTAGAAACTCTTAGTTTCCCATCATCATCAGGACCAAAATCATATTCAATCATTTCGTTCTTTAACACATCAAGAATCTCATATTTAAATGGGAATTTGATTTTGTGTTTACCTGTTGTATCATGTGGATTATCAAAATCAACACCATAAATAACACGGTGTCCACCATTTGTTTTATAAACATCTTCCCAATGTGATGATGTACTGAACACATAGGGATTGACCTCTTCACCACTTAATTTATCAAAGTGTTGTTTTAACCAATAGTGTCCTCTTGGTGTAGATAGTTTGTATTGAGTTTCTGTACCGCGTTGGTCATCGGGTTTCCTCAAAAAACCAGACTTATACCACGCAGTAATTCTACTATGAGCGATTTCAAATCTGAAATAAGGTTTTGTCTTTTTAGTGTTGGTATGATAATAACAAAATCTTACATCACCATCTTGATAAGCCTCTCTGAGTTCGGGATAAGAGTTGACCAAGTTAGTCAACTTTTCCACTTGCCATTTGTGACGTTCACTGGCATTCTTACTACCACGTATTTGGTCGTAAGGGTTTATAAAATCCACGATTTCGTCTTCTAGGGAGTAATCGTGAAACTCCTCTGCGATTTTGGTCATTTCTGACTCCTATTGTTTTTTGTGTTAATGTCGGAACTTTTTGTGACTTTAAATTGTCACTTGTTTTATTAATTAAATATTCCAACGAATTATAATAATTTACATATAATTTATCAATATGTCAAGTCTTTTTTGCAATATTCTTTAAATTTTCTGTTCTTTTATGTGCTATATTGTAAATCTTTTCATCTATTTCAGAACCATAGTAATTTCTACCCAAAGTATAACTGGCTATAGCAGTAGTTCCTATACCAATAAAAGGATCATAAACCGTATCACCTCTATCAGTAAAATTAACAATACACCTACTTATCATCGTTTCTGGAAAATGATAAGTGTATCTTATACCATCAAACACTTCTGTCTTATAATCTTCTGTCCAATTATCGGCTCTATATCTTTTAGTGCCTCTTGATTTAATCTTACCTCTACCAAAACTCTGTACCATGGCATTATCATATCGATATAAATTATTTCTCTCACCTAAGTTGATGTCTATTTTTGGTTTAATCCATACTTTCTTTGTAATCAAACTATATCCTAAATCTTTCATTATTTCATATACATGATAATCTTTAGGTATAGTTCGGGCTTTAAATCTTCTTAGGCTCGTGACTATCGTAACTACATTATTGGTAGGATTAAGTTTACTATATATTTCTTTTTGCCAATCTAAATATTCATTGTCATCTTTTATTGGAGTTAGATTTAACTCGTCATAATCAGGCGGTGAAAAACAAACATAATCATATTTTATATCCCGTTTAGTTAAAGTATCTAAACAATCTTCATGAAATATTTCATTCATAATTTTATTATTTGGTTTTCTGTAACTTTTATTTTGTGTTTGTAACCGCCATCATCTTGCTCACATAAATAGAGCTCATCAATAATCTCAATTACTTTATAAAGCCCCCCTATTCCTACTTTACTAATATTAACCCAATCTCCTACTTTTACTTTTCTTCTTGACTCTCTGTCTTCAATCCACTTTTGTTCATCACTCATTATTAACCCTTATAAAAAATAAATATTGGTTCATATTTTAGTGTAACCCCATCAACTACAACACTATTTTTAACATTTGACTGGTCAACTCCAATCATTGATGCCATTAACATCTTTAACTTACCTTGATATTCACCACCAAGTGATTTTACTATCTCAACACTATCTTCTTCTAACGGATGAAACTTATCTGGACCTATCTTTATTGAAGCAATATTCCATAACAAATATCTATTACTTTTCAAACTATTGTAAGCATTTGTTAATGTTGGTTTTAAAAAGTTATCTCTCCAATCATTATACATTGGATAGGCCTTAAATGATTGCTCATCGTCATCACTATATTGTTCTCTATCAAAGTAAGGTGGTGATGTAAACACCATATCCAACTTACCTTTGTATTGTTGAAAATCTGGATGGTTTCCAATATACTCTGAACCTTCTTGAAAAACATGATATGTATTTTTCTTCTCTTCCCAAAATGGATTTGTTTCCAAGCCGTGTTCATTAAAAAACTCAGCCACGTACTCGTATCTTGTCTTGTTAAGTTCTGGTATAAAGTTATCAGTATTGGGATCAGTACCAATATAATGGATATTCTTTTTGGAAGCCATAGCACCCAATATCCTACCACCCCAACCACTTGAAGGATCGTAAATATTTAGTGGTTCATCTTGTTCTATATGATTTGTAAATTTCTCATACAGAAGTCTTGCCGTAAGTGGTGGAAAATTAACTGCTGGTTGTGAGTTTAAACTCAATCTGAATATCTGGAATGCTGATGGGAATAATCTCTTTTCAATATGATAATATCTAATCATAAAGACATTCGTTTTTACATTACCACTTTTAGTTCTAACTGTATCAGTAAGGTCATCGATAGATAACTTACATTTACGAGTAGGGCACCATAGATTAGTTATCATATCATCAGTAATCAATCCATCTTTATGTGCCTGTTTGATTTCATCGGCAGTTATAGTGACATATGTTTTAAGATACTTCTCCTGATGTGATTTAGCAATCCATAACCTATGGTTCTTAAACTTTAATTTATTTTCTTGATAATACTTTAACCACTCAACTGCAGTTTCACCATTCCAATAAGGTAATTTACCTTTCTTGTTTTCTTTCCTATCCAGTGAAATAGACTTACTGAAACTATACATAGAATCTCTACGAAGTCCTCTTCTCATAGCTTTATAAAATAAAGGTTTATTTATATCTTCCTTTATCCTATCGTAAATAGAATTAAGTCCAACATCACCCATATCACCAATACGAGTTTTTAACATAGTTGGGAAGAACTGATTGACTCCATTGGCAAATTTATTGAAGTTCTTGATTACATTTCTCTGGCCATCATCAGCCTTTTCAATAAAGCCGTGTATATCATATTCTCTTAGTTTCTTAAATGAACTAATTATCTGTTCTATTGATTGACCAACCATAGGCGGTGTTCCACGTTCATCCCAATCTTCTATTATATACTGACGAGCTTCTTCAATCCACTCGTCAAGTTCTTCATCTGTTTTACGGAATAACTCATCATAAGTAATATTAACTTTAGAGTCCATTATACCACTTTTTTCGTAATAGTGTTTACTCACCCACTACCTCTTTTATTTTACCAAGATTGCCACCAACTCTCTGAACATATAGTTCAGCATCTTCTTCATCTCTTGCCCAAAACTTATAACCTTGATCTGAAGCCCATTGTTTGTAATTGTGGGCGATATGAAATGGAATATCTTTTTTCTTTTTAGCCATTTTCATTGACTCCTATTGTTACGGATTTAACTCCTTCGTCAAACCCCTTTTCATATATTAAATCTATTAGAGTAAACATCAAATACATCATACTACCATACGCCACTATCCAACCTAACTTAATTCCAAAAAATGTAGTATCAAAAAATTTACTACCAAACCACAACATACCTTTATTAAATGGTTTTATAAACCAATTCATTAATTCCATTTTTATCCCTTTAATTAATTTCTATAACTTACGAAAAATAATCCAATTTGTCAAGCACTTTCTTCTTAAATTTCTGTATCCCATCAGAAAGATTCTTTTCCCAGTCCTCGTGAGCCTGTTCATCAGCCCCATCAGTAATATATTTGAATGATATAAAAGGTACATCATAATGATAACATACTTTGGCTAATGCATATGCTTCCATATCTACAACTTCACCATAATAGTTTGTTCTATCTTCCACGAATGAATCACCACTACCACAACTTGCCTTTCTACCAATAGGATTAAATTCCACATGGTCGAAGTCTAATATGATTGGTACAGCAGGTTCGAATGGTGTTTGCCCTTTCATAAATCCAAGACCCGTAACATCCATATCTCTCTGAACAAATTTAGTACAATCAACTAATGTTTTCTTTTTAATCTTTCGTGAACCAGCAGTTCCGTAATTGATTATAAGTTTTGGTGTTGATGTTGATAACCTACTTAAATATTTAGTTAACTCATATGTAGCATTAACTTTACCGACTCCTGTATATAATACATTCCATACAGGATCATCAGAAAACGGCTCCCAATCATTTAATTGTTCTTGTGTTTCTATTTCAAGAGCACAGACAATTAATACATCTTTTTTATTCATACTGGACAAGACTTTTTACTTCTAAATTAAAATCTTCTACTCTTGGAACATATTTTAAATCTATTAACACCAAATTATCTATAACATCATATCCGGCTATTTTCGCCAAATAATTAGAGGCCTTTAATGTTCCACCAGTTGCTAACACATCATCTACTATAACTGCTGTTCCACTACCAAAATGCATACTCAATTCATCACTACTATATTCCGTTTGATATGAATAATTAGCAGTAGGTTTTGGTAACTTACCGGCCTTTCTACACATTACAATCCCACCACCATACATCATTGAAAGTGCTGATGCAAATATAAATCCACGAGCATCTATTCCAATCCAATAATCTGGATTCTTAACTAACCTACCCATGTCGGCAATTGCAGACCTAAATATTTCTCGATGAGCAAGTAACGGCGATATGTCTTTAAAGTTTATACCATCTATTGGAAAGTCAGGTACTTCTATAATACAATCCTTATACCCACTCATTGACTTCACTCCATATTTTAGTAGTCTTTGGATATACATCAAACATTAATTCTTTCAACACTTTGGCATATTGTTGTATTTCCCATTGTGATGTTGTTTCATCTCGTAACTCTATGAAGTTTACTATAGCTTGAAATGATGCCGTCCAGTATACTTCGGTGTATTGAGATAGTGGTAAGATACAACGTGCTTGTTCTTTAGCAACTCCCCTTCGTAACAAACCATCATAAAATATTTTGGCGTGGTCGATTGAATCATTCCAAGTCCTCAAACATTCTTCTTGTAGTTCAACCTCACCTTCACTTGCTTGTTTGTTATCATCTGATTGTGCTCTGAATACTTCAGGTATGTAATAATCTTCAACTGGAACATAACGTCCTGATATCTCATTCCAAGCATGGTCTTTGGTAGAGCTACTTGATGTTGTCTCTATTCCAACTACATGCTTATATGCTTGTCTCATTACAAACTCAGGTGCCTTGATATGAAACTGAACTTGTAGATGTCTAAATGGACTAAAATGTTTATATTTAGCAAGATAACGGACAAGTCTTTCATCTGACTTATCAAACTTCTCCTTTCTCTTACCGAATGATACTCTGGCTGAATTGACAACTGTTAAATCATTTCCTAATGAATCTACAACCTCAATAAAACCTTTGTCTAAAACCTTAGTTTTCACTATTTTCTTTTCTCCTTCTCCACACCTCTTTCATAGCTATGGATGATTTTTCTGATATTTTTCTCTTGGTTTCTTCCGTGTGTTTATGTCCCCAAGATTTTCTAACATCTTTACCTTTATTCTTTTCCCAATATTTTTTAACAGATTGTCTAATCTTTTCTTTATGTTCTTCGGTAATCTTTTTACCTTTATGAGCCATACTATAGTTTTTTCTAATCTGTTCTTTATTTGGATTATTAGTGAATAAATCTCCACCTGTTCCACCAACATCAATATTATATTCAGGTTTTAACTTTGCTATCCAATAAATCTCTTTCTTATCAATATCTTTTTTGTTATCGGCGACATCTATTTCTTCTGTTATAAAACTATCTCTTCCATATTTAACAATTGCTTGTTTTAATATCTTACCACTACCAAGATAGTTCCTATTATTTTTTTTATGTTGCCCTATATACATTTTGTTATTGATTTTGTTTGTTGTTTTATATATGATATACATTTATGTTCTCCAATTACCATTGACCTATCATATATAAGTATTACCATTGACCTAAAAACAATCAAGATTTTTTCACTTACCCTGACCGCGGTATTTTTTCTTAAATCGCTTAGAGCCCACTCTAGTACTATACTTTGTGGCACGACCTAACCCCTGTCTTGTTTTTTTTCTAGTTTTGTCTCTATTTAAATCGTCAAAACCACCTTTAGCTTTTGCCATTATAACCTCTTAGTTAATTTACGGTAGTATTTTTGCTATCTTTTCTGCTAACCAATCTAATATTTCTATTTGATGTACGACATATAAACAGAAAAATACTGGCCAACTACCTTTAATAAAATCTATAATAAAATCCATATTATTATTTTCCTTCTTCAAAAGCTTCTTCGGCGGGTTTATCTACCTTATCTTCTTTCTTACCTGCCTTTTCAGCTTCTATTTCTTTCTTAGCTTCTGCCTTGAAATCTTTTTTCTTACCACCATGATAATCATAAGCGTGTCCTTCATTAATTAGAATATCATTAATACTTACCAAACCATCAGCTGACTTATCAACATTTTCTGATATCTCGTGTCCTACTGCATCTGGTGATACAAAAATCTCACCTAATACTCTTCCGAACTTTCCCGTTCCGAAACTTTTAATTTTAAAAGTTCCTGCCTCTAACAACTCTTTATTACGAGCTTTAGCTGCAAGTCCTTTAACTTTTTCTTCTTTATCACGGGTTCTACTTTCCCAAGTATCAATACCCATGTAACGAATTCTCTTCTTTATTTTGAGATCGAAACCAAGATCAATATAGCAATCGATCGTATCTCCATCTAAAACTCTAACTAATGTGCCGTTGTATTCAAACGACGCAGGTTTTTTTGCCATTACTTATCTCCAATGTTTTTTATCTTGTTTCAACTTACTGGAATATCGTAATAACCTACCACAATTTTCACAAGATACCGGTGTTACTGCACTTACGCCAGAATACACCCGTAGGTGTTCTTCTATACGATCTTCTATCAATTTCCAATCTTCTTTGTCATTGACATTCAAAACTTTGTGATCAGCTGATTGTCCGCAACAAGATGTCAATTCTTTTTCATCTTTCTTTTTAGGTTTATCTTTGTATTTAAAGTAATTCCTATTCAATGGTTTGTTTTTCAATTCTTACTCAACTTTGCCTTCTTCAAAGCCAGCTTTTTCTTCTTATGTCTAGCAATAAGTATCTGCTCCTTTGTTCTTCGTTTAGTTTTCTTTTTAGGTTGAACCTTAGTGATTGGTAAAGTACCAAACAACTTTGGTTGTTCCTTACCTTTATGAAACACATTACCATCCTTATCTACGAACTCATTCATAAAGTGCCATCCAGCTGGACGACCTGTTGATTTTCTTGTTGGTTTATCTTCATGTAATTCAGGAAACATAGCCATCACATTCCTATTGACTTCAGTTGAACATTTCACTCCAATGGCATCATCACCAACTGAAATGTATTCTCCACATTGACACATCATATAACGAACTCCTTTTTCATTGTATTCTGGTTGTTTTTGTTTTTTCTTCATGACACTAATATACTTTATAATAACTATATAAGTCAAGCATTAAATGTCATAAAATTCTACATCTATTATTTTCATACAAATATAAAACTCATCATTATTTCTTAGGATAGTATCCGCTAATACCCATTGACTTTTCAACTCTTCAGTTGTAAATCTGGTATTAACCGATACTTTCCCAAGAACAATATAACCGTCATCATTTATATTGATGAGTTTGTTATTCATTCAATATTATCCAATCTTAACCGAATGTTTTTTAGGAACAACTGGTTCCTTTTTGGGTATTGATATTGACAGCATGCCATCTTTAAAACTAGCACTAACACCATCTCCATCTAAATGTTCTCCCAAATTAAAGGACCTCTTAAATGAAGAATGTTTTAATTCTCTGGTTATACATTTAGCACCATCATCTTCAAAACCATGTTTATCCCCTGATATAGTTAACACGTCCTCTTCAACTTCTACCGATACATTCTTCTTATCCAGTCCTGGTATTTCAGCTACGATACCCAGTTTATCATCGTATTCGTATACATTCACCTTTGGGTAAGAACCCTTATTGAAAGATACACCAACCTCTTCTTGAAAATTGGGGAATTGCTTACTCATCAATTCGTCAAATATTCGGTCAAAGGGTGTTAAAAATTCATCTCGGTTGAAATGTTGTGGGTTTACTAATATTCTAGTCATTGTTTTCTCCTGTATTGTTTGTTATTCATTTGAACTAACGGTATCCCACTTGGTGGCGATACTCTACATATAATAGTACAATAATTATACCATTAATTATAATATGACAAAATAACAGATATTATTCTTTGTCTATGTCTAAATAACCATCATCTTTCCACCACTCATGTTGGTGATATGATCCATTTAAACGTATTGAATTTCTCAGGGTCTGGTCGTATACTTTCTCACTCATTACTTTCCATAACTTATCAAATTCTTTTTCTTCTATTTGTTTCCTTCTTATAAAATAAGTTTTCGCTCCACTCACCCCGACATCACTACCCAAATCTACCCTATCTATAATATTATCTTCCGTATCAACTAGCACATATTTCATTATTATCTCCCATTAATTATTGTTATTTTAAGTGAATCCAGATGATGTACTCCACAATCGTCTGTATACCCACAATATACAGTTATAGTATGTCCTATGAATTCTTCCCAAGTGGCAAACATCACGTTAGCATCACCATCTTCGTCTGTCATGCTTGCTGGGTTGACTAAACTAACCCAATCGGTATTTATTAAATATTGATAATCCGTGTCCCATTGTAGATGTTGTGACCAACCACATTCTGTAGTGGCATGTAGCATGATGTAGGTTTGAGCCAAATCTTCATTATATTCTAAAAGATAATTACCAGTTGATGCCGTGTCTAAGGAAGAATAGATTTCCAATCCACACCCCCCACAACCTGGCTCTCTTGTATCTTCACATCCAATTAAAAACAAAAATACAAAAACCAATAACCTTTTCATTTACTATTCCTTTTCTTTTTTTATTTCAGGATCCGTATCTTTCATCATCATGATTTTTAATTTAGTTTCCTCTAACCAAGCTATCCACTCATCAATTAATTTAATAATCTTATTTTTATCAACTTCATGATGTTCATTGTCAAGAATCTTATCAACCCATTTTTTTATCATAGCCAAATAGCCAGATAACCAAGTTGCTATCTCTGCTCTCTCGTTTGACCAAATCGAACTTCTATTCATTTTATTTTCCTTCATAATTAGTATATTACAAATAAATTTACTTAAAGTCAAGTAAAATATTTTATTTTTTGTAAATAAAAGTAAACTTTAATTGATAAGATGTGGAACTACTCCAATCAGTTGTGATTGAAGTGTGTGTCTGTAACTCTGAATTTCTAATGATGTAATTCATAAAAATATTTCCTTACTGTAATAAATATTAAAAAATATATTCTAAACCTATCTTGCCTTTATAAAATTCTTTACCTTGAAGTTTGGATATCTCACCTAAATTATACAAGGTAATCTTATCTGTAAGTTTCCAGCTTATTTTAAATTTATTTTCATATTCAAAATTACTTGAATTAACATTACTATTTTCATCCGGTGGTAGATAACCATCAAACGAAACTTCTACATCTATTGGATGTATCCACTTATAAGATTTCTTTTTGTTCACACCAAAAGAAATGAATGTCTCGAAATTTTTACTGAATACATTATCATCATCATTTCGGCTAGTAAATCCATACGATAAATCTTTCCAAGTTTTACGCCAATCAATTTTAGCATATTTAATAGATTTACTTTCCTTGTTCATATACTCTGGTTTAAAATACACATCAGCCGCATCTATCTTTAACCAGACCAAATCATCAATGTACTTTTCACCAAGTTCTCGTTCCCATTGACGATTGACATAAAATGATTTATGCTCTACTCCTATACTGACCTCATAATCATCTGGATTTGGTTGTACATTTGGTGTTCTTACGGCGTATGAGCCAAATAACATAACTCCTGCTAATAGACTATCTAAAACCATTATTTCTTTCTCCGAGCGACTTTTCTTTTTGTTGTTTTTCGTTTACTCACTTTTACTCTACGATCATCTCCAGAGCGTTTATCATGTCCTATCCATTCCATAAGAGTTTCTATTGCTTTTGTGAAATTACTCATTTTACTTTCCTCATGTTGTTTTTTGGTTTACTGCCACTAATTTGTGGTTTAAATATCTGGTCCCACCTCTTTGACCATTCAATAGGTGATATTGATTGTCTTGGCTTATCACCCTTACCGGCATCTGAATATTTAGGTGTTTCTTTCTTCATCAACTTGTTTTTTTATATTAATTTTTTGTTGTTGTCTAGTTTTCTTTCTCTTATCCATCTGTACTTTAGTAGTTGGAATTGGAAAGTCACTCATAGTCAAAGTTCTATTTAATTTTCTTTTTTTTCTTTTCTTCACAACAACTCACCATTTAATTGGTGATTCATAATCATAATAAGTGTGGTTTTGCTTCGAGTGTACCTGCTTGGGTGACTCTGACGAATTCACATTTTGATTGAAAATCCAATATATCACCCGCGCCAACATATGAACAAGATGAGCGAATACCATCACTAATATCAGATATAATCCGCTTGACCTTACCCTTGTATGGGATGATTTTAGAGTTTCCTTCCACGTTTTTAGATTCTCCTCGGTCTGTCTTGCTATCAAGAGAAGCACTTCCTCTATATTTCTTGTATAGCTTTTCATTGGGCCATTCTCCTATTTTTTCAATATTCCCTGGACTTTCTTTAGTCCCCGATAACAAACTACCCAACATAATCGTGTCAGCCCCACAAGCCAATCCTTTACAAACATCACCGATATTGCGAATGCCACCATCAGCATTGACAGGGACACCAAAAATATCAGCAGTGGAACATATATCCAAAAGAGCACTAACCTGTGGAATCCCGATACCCGTTCTGATTCTCGTTTCACATAGTGAACCATTTCCGATTCCAGCTCGGATACCATCAACTCCCCATTCGCATAAATCTCTCGCTGCTTCTGCCGTGGCAATCGAACCCCCGATGATTTCAACATTTTCTCCAAATTCATTTTTTAACTCCTCTATGGCATTTTTAACTAAAACGTGATGTCCATGTGCCACATCTATAAGTAATACATTACATCCGTTTTTTACTAATTCTTGTGCTCTCTCAAAGTAATCACCCGTAACTCCTATCGCGGCACACAGTGGTCGTTTAGACCAAATCTTTTCATCACGAATGGAATTATCTGCAAACCAAAATCTTTCTTTTAAATCATCCCAATCCGATTTTGTTGGTGGGCTATTCCAATGTTTTACACTATCCCACCATTCTTGCCATTCAGTTTCTAATGTTCTTTCTGTATCATCTGTAATTCCTGGTATTGGTTTAAAATAACTATCCCAAATTCTCCAAACTGATTTCATCATCTGGGATTGTTTTTCAATAGACATAAATCTATGTATAACACCAACTCCACCCCACTCTAACATTTCCTTTGCCATATCTACTTCAGTTACGGTGTCCATTGGTGATGCAACTATTGGAATAGTCAATTCTGTATTCTTTGTAAATCGTGTATTAAGATTTACATCTTCGCGAGATTTTAATTCTGAATATTTTGGAATAATATTTACATCATCGTATGTTAAATTAATCTTCAATCAAACCACTCCATTTTTTTAATTTCTTTTTCTTCTCCAATACTCTCTCATCAACATCTGTCCAACTAATCAAATCATATTCGTGTAACAATTCTATCATACACATAACATCACCAACTTCTTCAGTTAGTTTTTCGTTATTGTGGTAATCATCACACCGAATTGCTTTACTGCATTGTTGAATCAACTCACCACACTCTTCCATAGTGATTGTTAATAGTTCTTGTAATTTGTCATCCATTATTATACATCTTAAACATTTTGTTTAATTCAACCATATGAAATGGTTTAATAAAATTTGGTTTATGAAATTCAAATAACTCTTTTAATTTATTATACCTATCTACGTCATCACCATACTTCCTACCTTTAGGAGAATCAATAGATAGCAGATGATTCTTCCTTGCCCAATTATCCATAGCCATTTTAAGAACCCTAAACTTATTAGGAACACTATTGTCGGTTTCCACCATAACTCCACCGATATTATATTTTCGTTTTTCCACTATTTCCAAGTAGCTCCAGTGTACGGTATTCTTATTAGGTAGTAAGGTTTACCATCTATAGTAAACACATCATTATATGTGAGTGGGCTAGTTAGTTCATAAATTATCCTATCCAATATTATTTCCTTGGTCTCACTTGCATGAAAGCTTATTATACCATCATCAGTAATTGGATTTATTATTTCTATTTCCACATCACACCCATCATAAGCTGGGATGATCCTATAAGGAATTATTTCTATTATAGCTTGACTGCGGACGGTACATAATATAAATGCAGCTAAAACTAATAGTATATGAATAACGCTTAATAATCTTCTCATAATTCATTATCCTTTATGACTTTTACATAACCCGGTAATGATTTCAACTCTGCTTCTATTTCTTCAATTTCTTGGCTCTCCTGTTTTAACTCACAGCCCAAGTGGTTAGTGCCACTACCCAAATAATCATAATCTACTTCAAAAGTATTTTCACCGCATATTTCACATACCCATGATTCTTTTGCTCGTTGACCATTAATAGTTAGTTCATCAAACTCAATCCACCTACCTCTATCTTTAAGTGTAGCGGATATAAGTCCTGCAATAGTTTCTCTTGCTGCGTCAGATCCTAAATTCACCTGAGTGGTGGACATATCATCTAATACATCCTTTATTATTTGTTTCATACGAGTCTCCTATTTAAGTTGTAAATCTTGTGAAGGGCTTGTATAACAAATAATATAATACGGTTAATCATTTAACAAACTCCAACCCATCACTATAAAGTGAAAATATAAATATCCAGCTAAAATATAGAATACCATTTTAAAGTATCCATTTCGGATATCAGCGTCAGTTACCATTTTGGGGGTATACAATCCTCTGGATACCTTTCTATTACCAAACATATCTCTAGCCATGCATTAACCACATTGCCAATTTATAAACACCGTACCAAGACAAAAAGCAAAATGCCGGAATGCATATAAGCCAAACAAATGCTCTTAATATCATATCTTTTCTTCTTTTGTCCCACGGTCCTGGTCTCTTTTTACTTAAATCAAGTGGTTCGTTCATTTTCATCCTTTATTACATCTTCATTCCCCAAGTTAAAACAAACGAAATTGTCATCCTCCATCCATACTTCATAACCCATTCTTACGAGTGTCGAAATCAAGTCATTAACATCTTGTCTATCACAATCACCGAGGTCATTAAATGCGGTTAGTTTTATTGTTTTCATTTCATTTTCCCAAATTCATTTTCTTCTTTCCAGAACAACATAAATAACATTTGTAATTCACCTTCGGTATACCAAGTTTTATATTCTTCATTAAATAACTGAACTCCTGTAAAGTTCTTTGCCGAAATTAATGATGGGTCATAAGTACCACCAAACTCATATACATAATAATGAAACGACTCATCACCACTTTCTTCTGCCGAAACATCTACTCTTTCAAATTTACAATCAATAAATGACTGTTCTGTGATTGGTGTTTCGTTTATGTGGGGTATTATATCTTCTATTGCTACAGTATTTATTTTACCTTTTTCTACAGATATATCAATACCTTCACAATCTATCGGATATTCACCAGTTAATTTTATTGTTTTATCAATCATCTTCTTTATTTCTTATTCGTTCTAATCTTTCTTTGTTTGTTAATTTTTTAGTTTTATCCCAATATTGATGAAGGTTGCTGTTTACTTTACCAACCATCAAACCCTGACCAGTAGAATTTTTTTCTATCCATTTCCTACCTTTTCCTTTTCTACTACCTACTCCAAACCAATAGTTTATACTATTATATATTTTAGATATTTTCAAGTTATCGGGCTTCCTATATAAATTTCCCATTTACCACTATCTATAAGTGGTTTTGCTTTTTTATATTTAATTTCTTTGTAGGTATCACCATCTGTGATACCAACGATTTCATTTCTTCCAAATCCTTTTTTAACTCTAATTGGTTTTGGTTTATTTTCTCTATCGTGAATTGTTTTTCCCATCAAATGGTCTATCTCATGTTGAACACAGACTGCTTCAAGTAATCTTTCATCAGCATCTTCTGATTTACTTTGTTCCTTTTCCCAACTGCCTTTACTATCGGTAGGTGATTGTGCTCCACTAAAGTACAAACCACTTTCTAATTGTGCGGTTTTTACTATAACATTTTTATATCGTTTAGTGTGAATTCCCTTATTTGGATAACTAAGACATCCTTCGTAGTAATCAATCTCATCCCATTGTTCTTCAATTTTGGGATTGATTAAAATAATCGGCTCCCGAACATTAAGTACAGCAACAGCAGCATCGATCCCAACTTGATTAGCCGCCAACCCAATACCATCCTTCCTTTCATTGAGTATGTTGAATAATTCCGTAGCGATTTCCATTCCTTCTTCAACTGAAACCTCTCTTGGTTTTTTGTTTATTACTGGGTTGTTTTCTCTATAACAATTTATAACCTTTTTCATATATTTAATATACGAAGAAAAAGGTTAAGAGTCAAGCAATTTCTTTTAATATATGTGATGGAACAACAAATATTTGTCCCATGTTGTTTTGAACACGAGTGTATCCATTATGTACGTCCTCTATTGTGACTTTTTCACCCGCGTGTAGTGTGCCATTTTCATTATGAAAATCTTTGATTAACATTACTTTTTGTTTTTTCATTTGTAAAATATTCCAGCTGATGGCATTTGTCCATTGTATGATAAATAACAATTTGGACACAATAACCTTATATTATCTAATTGAGTATTTTCATCATCCCCATCTATAAAATCAAGTAAAAGAGCAACACTTTCTCTACCCATGACTATTTCGTTATAACCACAGGAACTACAAGCCTCTTCTACCCACCCATCACTTATGAGTCGTTTCTTTAAATACCTTCTTGTTAATTTATTCTTTCTGTCTCGTGCTAAAAGTACATCCAAGGGTTGTCGGTATTTACCATAACCCTTCTTGATCCCTATACCCCGTTGATTTAAATGACCTTCAAATAACCCATACATCTTAGCATACTTACGATAAGTTAGGTAATTAATACTTAACCAACGAGATGCCTCAGCATTGGATTTAGTAACTGCCTGAGCGTCTTCAATCATCTTTTTAGTGATGACTCTTCTGCGGCCGTGGATTTTTATAGGCTTTTCAAAATTACGACTTGACATATACTTTTAACTTAGCATCAAATTGTTTAGTTTGATTTTCAATTATATCGTGACAATTATATTCATCTACCTTACGATAAACTTTATCCGCACTTAATGGTTTTAATCTAAAGACTTCACCCCTAACTACATCACCATATATATGTTCATCAAAATCACTACCTACACCAGGTGGATCATATCTATCTTTTGCGTGATCGTTTGCCATTATTCTTCACCTATTACTTCTGATTCTTGAATAAGTCTTATCTTTTCTGAAATATAACTAAAATTTTCAGTTACCTTTTCAGACGGGTTTGATGGTTTATAAGTAGTCTTAACTGCTGTAACTCTATCATACAGTATGACATTAAGTTTTTCATAAGCATCATCGATTGCTGACCGAATCTTTTGTAATTCAGTCAATACATCACTTGTTATTTTCATTTTGTTCTCCGAACTCTAGTATTAGTTGTTTAGTATCCTTTTCTTTTAATTCATCAGGTATTCCATCAAACTCATCAACATACCTTGCCAAAAAATCCGACGTATCCATTTTTAATTTACACAATTCATCAAATGCAAGTTTTCTTAAAAAAAACTTTTCATCTTTCGATACAATTGTTGTCATTAAATTATTAATATATAAACCTAATTTGTCCATCATATAACTCCTATTACACTTATAAATATTACTTATTCTTACAAAAAATCAAATCTTTTTCATATGTTTTCAATGATTTGATGTTTAATTTAAAAATACCCAATTCCATTTCTCCAACATCTCCACTTTCTTGAAGTATTTCAGAAAGGTTAACTATGATTTGAAAATTGTCCTGATTGAGCTCGTTGCAATCAAACTTAACAATCACATTGTTCTTTGGTTTTATACGGTCAGAATGTATTTTCTTACTTAAATCAAATTGAGTATCTTTTTGTTCTTCTTCAATATACTTGTTTACGCCATAACCTTTATGACCAACCCAATCACCATAAATATCACTACACCACGGCTCTAATTCTTTCAACATCTCAGTACTGCAATTCTCTACGACAAATCCTATATCATATTTTGGTGGGATTATAGGTTTCAAATATTCATCATGTTTTACCATATGCCCCCATTTACGAATGAAGTTACGAGTACTCCTTAGATTTTGTGCTAACCACTCACTACTTTCTCTGTTTTTCATAAAGACTTGACCTGCTGGATTTCTCATAGCACCATCTTTGAATCTTGAACCTCTACAAGTCATATGATATACTAACCCCTTCCAAGTTTGTATTAATTCATATCCAGCCAATACAAAACGATTGAATATATCAGAGTCCTCTTTGGATTGTGGAGCATATAAAGGATCATGTCCACCAATACTTACAAAGTCATCTTTGTATATAGCCCAAGGCGCGAATATTCCTTTTGATGTTTCTTGTTTTAATGCTAGTGGTCCATACAATATACCATCTCTTCCAGTCTGTATATTGTCAGCAAATTCCAATAATTTTTGTTCCTTGAACTCCTCTGGTTCAATACCAAAATCCTCTAATATCTTTTCAGGTCCGTCTGGATGTAATGGTGGTTCTATTCTCGTTGCACTTACTACCTTACCTCGTTCTAAATGTTTAAGTATCTCTGTATCTAAATTAGGGCAGGCGTACATATCACTATGCCAAATCATAACTATATCATTAGTTGCCACCTTATTAATAAGCCGATCATAAAGTAATGTGTGCCCCATTCTTTTTGGTTCATCTTTATTCTCTCCGAACCAACTTCCATCATTTACTATATACTTAAAGTTTGCATCTTTTTTAGATATTTCTTCACACCATTCCACCGTTCCATCCGTAGAATAATCGGATGCCACACAAATCTCATGTCTGTATCCTAAGTTCTTTCTGATACTATTGTAAGACCACTTTAAGTAGCGTAAATTATTACGCGAGGGTTGAATAAAACTTATTACTTTATCACTCATCGGTTACTGCCCTTCCCTTTAGTTGTTTCCAATCTTCTTCTGGTCTAACTTGTAAATTCTTCTCCCAAGCACCTTTCAGTACAGTTGGATTTAATCCAAATGTTTCAGCAAAGTCAATCATCGCCTGTATGTCTTTTGGAAAACAACTTCCACCAAATCCATACTTACCATCATGTCCAGGTACATTTAAGTGTGAGTGTCCTATTCTACCATCAGCTACAAAACCAGCTACGGCATCATCCCAATTTACATTTGACTTTTCGGCTATTTGATACATTTCATTCATAAATGATACCTTAGTAGCAAAAAAACAATTACTCATATACTTAATCATCTCCGCAGTTTCGTAATTGGTTTCCAATACTGCAACACAATCACCAAACCTATCTCTAATCAAATCAGTAAATCTTTCAGCACACATCATATTGAGTGATTTTTCACTACTACCAACTATAAAACGACTTTGATTAATAAAATCAAACTTAGCTGACCTTTCAGTTAGAAATTCTGGATTAAATAATAAATTTAACTGATTATACTTATACTGGAGTTCTCGTGTCGTACCGGGTATTACAGTAGACCTAATCAATATAGTATTATCTATTTCTAACACTTCGTTTATATCATTTAAAGCTTTATCTAAAATATCAATATTAATTGAACCATCTTTATTGGCCGGAGTTGGTACTGATAAAAATATAAAATCAGATTCATTAACTGTTTCTTCTAATGTATGAGTTGATTTGTTTGGATTTGCATCATATACTCGTACTTCCGCATCAACGCCAACGTTTGGTGAAAATCCATACCGAACTGCAGAACCTACAAATCCGTTACCAACTATTCCTATTTTTTGTTTTATTTTCATTAAAAAATATCCTTCATTTTATTTAATATTTTTGTATAATCATTATTGTCCCCATTATCCAAGACAACATGAACTTTAGCATTAGACAATTTATTGACATAAGAGTTTTCTTTCGTCAAATAACCATCTCTTAATTCTTTTCCATGTGGTACATAAAATAACACTTTTTTATCAAAATAGCAAGTTAAAATTCCACCACCACCATTAGTTGTTATGAACCCCTCAGCATTAGAAAAACATCTTAGTTGAAACTCGTTATAGTTATCATACTCCATATCATTTATGTTAAATACATTATCATAGTAATGACATAACCCATAGTCACTCATTGTGCCTTGGTCGGTCAATTCAGAAAATTGATATCCACCTTGTAAGGTAGCAATTTCGTTTTGGTCTGGTGCAAATTCTGTGTTATCTGGTCTTTTGTAAATTACATTGTAACCTTTCTCTTGAAAGTAATAAAACATCTCACTTAAAGTCTGTAAATCAAAATACCTTCTTGACTCTGTAATATCGTTTCCAAATTCTATATTGTAATTATTATTTATAACAACGTAAGGTTTTAAATTATCAAATGTATTGTCGTTGTAATAATTCTTATACGATGGTGGTATCCATTCAGAATAATCTAAAACTCCATTCGCTTGTATTTGTTCTTCCTTAGACATTTCTTCATATAGTTTACCAAACACAGCTTTAGTATTATGATGTACCCAATTGTTTGGAACATCGATAAGACCATTAGTATTAATATCAAATGTTCTATACTCAAATTTCTCTTCGACATTATCACAAAAATAATAAAATGGTTTCATACCCCTACTCGTGATAACACCATCTAATTGATTGTTTTCATGTAACCAATTGACATAAGGTATAACACATATTAACTCGGAAGCAAATTCACAATTAACTTTTATTGTCTTTTTGCTCATCTATGTAACCTTTAAATTGTTCATCTAACTTATTCTTAGCAACAGCTCTATTTTCATTAGCTTTTCTAATCAACTTATGATTCCTTGTAAAATGTTCTAATGATGGATTGTCTGATGTGGCTTCTTTTAGATTAGCCCTATCACCTTCACCAGTAGTAATATCATTATGAATTAACTCTTCAAGTGTTTCAACTATATCTTCTGGCTTGTAAGTTCTCTTCTCTGATATATAATCATATTCTCCACCATGATAAACATCATCAAATAAAACAAATAATCTATCTTTTATTTTTGATATAACTTTCTCCTGATGTTCTATATTTTCAACTATTCCATCTTTCTTAAAAAAATGTAATTTTATATTCTCGGAAATTAACCTATCTAACAATGCTGAAAGAGTATCTATGTTTGTTATGTAACTCATCTCACCTCTCTACTTTAACTTTTGGAAAATATCGTAAAAACCAATCATTCTCATTATCTCTAACGTCCTTAATCCTTTCTCTAATTTCGTCATAAAAATTCCAAGCCAATGGGATGAATAATATTTTGTCATCATCATCATAACTTTTAAGATGTTCAACGGATTTAATCAATATATTAGTACCTGGCGTATACAATTCTTGTTTAAGGGAATTGTCATCTATAACAAAATCCAACTTAACATCAGCAAAGTTTAAGAACGTCATACCCTTAGCGGCCGCTCCATATCCAACTAACTTAAAACCCTCTCCCTTAGAATTTTCAACCAATTCTTTAAAATCATTTACAACTTCTGATACATTTAATTTATACTTATCATACGTCTTTTTACTATATAAACCACGTTGTCTTTCAACCTCTAATTCATTGAAGACTCCTCTTCTACCTTCAAATCTATTTTTAGTCAACTTGAATAAATAACTTATACCATGAACTGGTGTCTTTACCACATCAACCAAATTCAAGTTAGTCCTCTTTGTCAACTCAACAAAGGAGTTTATATTGAAGAATGAAACGTGTTCGTGATAAATCGTATCAAATTGATTATTCAATATCATCTCTGCCTGTGAAGTCTGAATATAAAGTACAGAATCATCATGCATTATCTTTTCACATTCATCTAAAAATTCCTTTGGATTACTATTGTGAGCAAATACATTCTGTGCTGTTATAACATCAAACAATCCAAATGGTTCTGAATTAAAATAATCGCAAATCACATTATGATTTTGTGAACTTAACTCATATAGATTTTCAGCAGGATCAATTCCATATGTATCGAATCCCACATTTTTAAAATAATCTAATTGTGTTCCATCATTACAAGCTATATCCAATACACTATTACCTTTACCATATGATGTTTGTTCAAGTATATAATCAACAAACCATTTCATATTATCATGTAGAGTTTTTGTGGTGCCACTAACATATAGATAATCCTTAAATAATAAATCAGGATTGACAATATGAGTTAATTGAATATGATAACAATTATTACATAAGTTTACTCCTAGTGGATATGCATCTAACTTCTCATCTTCGTTATGATATGAATTTGCTAATGGTTGTTCATTTAAATCCAATAATACATTTATATTTTCAGAATCGCAGCATAGGCATCTATCTAATGATTTATACTCACTCATAATCTTTTGCTTCACTTCTATTTGTTTTCTCCATTTTATCCCAATTGTATTTTAGTTCCCTTGTTAAACTCTCTACAGTATCTTTAAATTTAAACTTAAACTCTTGTCTAAACTTCAACGTTGATATTGAAAAATTATAAGCTTTAGTTTGATTTTTTGTATTCTTTATTTGTGTTGGATCTACTTCAAACTCCTTAACTTCAACACCCATGACACTAGCAACTCCATAGGCAATTTGTTCAGCTGTCTTGTTGAATGATGCTAAGTTGTAAAGACCACGTTTATCTTCCTCCGATTCAACTATGGATTCTATCGCACCACATAAATCATTTATCCCCAATATTGGTCGCATCGTATCCTTGATGTAAAGTTTAATGTGACCATCATTTATAGCACTATTGACCATGGCATTTATCATCACATCACTTCTCAGAAATGGTGAGTATCCGTTTACAGTTCCAAATCTAAGAGCATAGTATTCCACATCTGACTTTTGAGCATACAAATCTGCCACGTGTTTTGATATATCATATTGATTATATGGTTCAAATCCAAAGTATTTTTCATTTACTGTTTTACCACCAACTGAACCATAAACACTTGATGAACTAGCATATATCAATTTCTGATTATCCAACTTTTCTAATAAGTCAATGAAGTTCCTAACATTGTTATTAAAACAACTATTCAAGTTACTCTCCGACATCTTTACACTTGAATGACCAGCAAGTAAAATTATATTGTCATACTCAGAATAATATTCTCTTGTTAAATCTTTAAAATCAATATCGTTATCACCTGGTCTAAACCAATTGATATCAATTCCATCCGCATCAATCTCTTGAATCAATCGTGAACCTATATATCCACGATGTCCTATTATTAGTGTTTTATTTAAAATGGCCACTCTATTCTATTAGGGTTATTTGTACCAATTATTGGCACAACAAAACTATCAGCATCTTCTTCGGGTAATCTACCCCACTTCTCTATAAACCTTTGTGTTGCTCTTCTCTCCCACTCCACTAAATGTGATGGTCTTTTATTATTATCTAAGGTCTTTGTGCCATCGGGAAACCTTGATGTTCTTGATGTGAAATGCCAGATAAGAGATTTACTCGTCATTATGAACTTATAGTCTTCCATTTGCATACGTGAAAATAAATCCTTATCTTCCCAATACATAGGTTCAAATCTTGGATCATTACCACCTATATGAATATGGTCTTCTACTCTACAGAAATATCCAGCTCCACCAGCTTTCCTAACTCGTACATCATTATCATTTGTAAATTCAGCAGCCCAATCATCAAAATAATTCTGTTCAAAATCAGTATCATGACAACCAAACTTGTCAACGTCAACAAATATAGTGCCAGGTCTATAAGGAGGATCGTTTGGAAATATATTTGGTTGTACTCTAAAGGATGAAGCAATCAACCTATCATTAGGAAACTCTTCAAATAATTTCAACAACTCAATGTCTTGATTCGGTCCTACCCAAAAATCCGAATGTAATATATTTACAAATTCGGTCTTGACATGGCTTACACATAAATCAATACCACCACCGATACCACGTTGTTCTTTATTACCAGTCTCTACATAATATTCAATACCAAGTTTGTCAGCATTTTCTGCTAACCACTCATTAGTACCATCTGTACAATTCTCAGCAAATATAAAGATAGGCATATCATTATAATGACAATTCTGTCTAACTGATTGTACCGTTAATTTTAAAAATGGTAAATTATTAAAGGTTGGAATTACTGATGTTATTTTATGCATTTTTCCACTCTACTTGAGTTAACCAAAATTTATATATTTTTTATAATTAAATTTTTTTGTAAAAAAATTAATTAAGTCCCATCTCATCATAATTTACAATCCTCCCTATTATGTCTCCATGAACCACCATTGTCGTGTTTTACTAATGTAGAAAGAACCACACATTGTTTTCCACCCCTCAAACGATGATTGTGTTGAAATCTCTCTCCACCAGACCATTTCCATGTTTCATCAAATAATTTACCATCTATATTATACTTCTTAAAATAATCTCTATGAAAAGCATAAAACCATCCATGTAATCCACCATCAACGGGATGATTATTAGAATCAGTAACATCTTTTATCCCACCTTCTAATTTAGTAGAATAATGATAACTGCTCCCACCATCTGAAACTACTCCCCATAAAGTATCTCTACTAGGATAACCACTCTTTTCAATAGTATCAAAAAGATTATTTATAGAAGAATTAAATGTAATATCGTCATTACAAACAACTATAAAATCATTACCATTTAGATATCCAAAACTTGCTGCCATATTCCAAGCACGAGTTAATCCAAATTTATCATCTTTAAGTGAAATATAATTATGAGTAAGAGCTATATCAAATTCATCAATAATTGTATCAGACGCATTATCTACTATCAAAGTTTCATAATCAAATTCAGCTGACTGATTAAGAGAATCCAAAAAATTTACTAATAAATCTCTTCCATCCACTCTACCTTTTTTGGGAGTCCTTCCGTGACAACGTTCCACTAACTTTTCATTGTCTGATATAGGTCTATAATGATTAATTACAGTAAAAATAGGATTAATTTTATTTCTTTTCATTTTTTCTCCAAAATTTATATATTTTTTTCTCAACTTCATATATTTCCCAATGTTTCCTTTTTCTATCAGCTTGTTCTTGTGCCCAAGACCACATTTTTTTAAGACCATTTTTCAAATCAGTTTTATCTTCATATTGTAATATATCCATAGACTTTTCCCAAGTCGGGTGGGCATTCTTAACCTCGTGTCTTGATTCAAGATATATAGAACTACCACCTTGAATTACACCCTTCAAGATTTCGCACGCTTCGTTAATTGTATAAAATGTACCACTACCAAGATTTATTATTTCCTTGGATGCTCTCTCATCAAATCCTGCTTTGTACAAAGGCTCTAAACAATCACCTATATAACTAAATGCTCTCTTCTGCTTACCATCACCAAATATAGTCATATTATCACCATTCATATATTGATACATCCATATACCTAAAACATTTCTATATCTATCCCATATGTTTTGTTTCTCACCATAAACATTATGTGGTCTGATAATACACCAATCCAATCCATGTTGCTCACCTGCTATTTTAATATCCATTTCACAAGCATACTTTGCTACACCATAAGGATCTATAGGAGATGGAATATCATTCTCATCAAAAGGTGGATTACCATGACCATAAACTGCCATTGTAGATGTAAATACTAATCTCTGTACATCATGGTTTATACTAGCATTTATCACCTTCGCAGTAGACATTAAATTATTTTTATAGTTAAAAGACCTCATGAAAGGACTTAAACCTTCAGCGGCATAAGCAGCAAAATGATATATGACATTTGGTCTTGTAGATTCTACTAACTTTTCAAAAGTGTTTTCATTTGATATATCAAACTGATGAAACTCTACTTTTTCGTGTACATTTTCCATGTACCCACCACTCAAATCATCTACACCAACAATATCATGTTCAGTATTTTCTATTATCCAATCAGCTAATCTTGAACCTAAAAGACCAGCTACACCTGTTATTAACATTTTCATTGTATACTCCTAAAATCATCCATCAATCCTAAAGCATCTTTTCTATTTTCATTAAACCAACTATAGGTTAACTCAGATGGAACTTGTAAACTAAAATTACTCTGTATCGTTTCTTTAATAAATGAAAAAGTTATATTCTCATCTACTTGGTAAGACACACATCCAAAACTATTTGATTCATTCCTATATTGAACAATACTTTTCCAAACATCTCCATTCCAATACCCCCCCTTTTGTCTTGGGACTATCTGATACTCTTCTTGTAATGGGTTAACATCATCTAATAAAATCATACCATTCAAATTAAGCACATTTAAAGAGTTTTTTATATCTTTATCTACTTGGTCAGAATGATGTAGGCCATCTATGAATATTATATCAAACCGCTTTTCTTTACATATATTCTCAAAAAACTCATCTGATGTGACTTTATAAGTTGGTTTAGCGTAAGAATATCGACCATCACCAGGATCTACGCTAATCTTTGAGTCTATTTTTATATCGTTAAAAGTCAAGCCACGATCAACACCTATTTCTAAATAAGTTTTATATTTAAATTTATCTATAAAAAAACTTATTATATCACTTCTTTTCATTTTGCACGTTCCTTGCTTTTATCCAATGTCTAAACTTGTCATGTTTAACAAAACATTCTTTTACTATCAAACCACACATACCCTTCTCAGCATTTTCTTGAAACTGACCTTCTTGTCCACCCCATACTCCATCTCCACCATTATATTTATTATCTTTGTTAAAATATTCATCTTCTGTAAACTTATACTTATCATAATGTTCATTAGTAAAACCAAAGAAAAATCCAGCAACAGTATTATTCATATCACCCCCACAATGTAATGTATGTGTACCACTTTGTGGTTTATCTGACTGTTGAGGGTGATTCCAAATACCATCAGTTAAAGCGGTATACACTATATCTTCATTCATATCATTTTCAACATAACCAATTAACTTATTTATACTATCGTCAAACCATAAATCATCGTTACAGTTTAAGATTAATTTACAACCTAAATCATAACACTCCTTTATACCTACATTCCAAGCACCAGTCAACCCCTTTTCATATTGGTCATCTATTCTAATATATGATATTCTATCATCATCTGGATATGACAACTCATGTTCAGATTGATTATCAACTATTACTATGTTAAAATCATATTCACAATTTGTGATTATAGATTCAATAAGCCTATCTAATATCTCTCGCCCTTGTGGTCTTATTTCATCAGAATAATGAGATGTTATAGCAAATCCTACTTTCATATCTGATTTTCGTCTACCATTTTACAAACCCAAGGAATAACTTCATCTAAGATAGAATTTAAATCTGTCTTTGCTTCGAAACCTAAAAGTTCTTTAGCCTTACTTACATCCGGAACTCTTTTCTGAACATCATATGAAAACGGGTCATCACATACATATTGAAACTCACTTTCAATATTTAACTTGTCCCATATCATTTCAGCTAAAGTTAATACATCAGTAGATACACTATTAGAAATATTAAAATCCTCATTAACTGATTTTGGATTAAAAATACACTCATAAATACCATCAGCTATGTCACCACCATATGTGTAGTGTCTAACTTGTTTACCGTTACCTAAAATATATAAAGGGTTCTGTCCTTTATATATTTTTTGTATCAAATCAGGAACCACATGACTAAAAGCAAGTTTTATATTTCCTGATTTAACTTCCTCATCTAACTTAGCCCTCTTCTCTCCTATCCCAACAGCATTAAAAGGCCTAACAATAGTATATGGTAGTTGATATTGTTCCCAAGCGCCTCTACAGAAGTATTCTGTTGCTAATTTTTGAAATCCATAAGTAGAATCAGGTGGTGGACAATTACTAATTTCAGATTCTGGTGTTGGATATACTTTTGTATTTTCAAACACCATTGAAGATGATATTACAACTATTTTCTTTAAAGATAAATTTTTATGAGCAAATATAGCAGAGTCAAATGCTGAAGCAAATATTCTTTCGTTTTCTGCTAGTAAATCATATGCTAACTTATGAAAGAAAGATATACCACCTATCCAAGCTGCTGCTGCTATAAAATATTCAACTTTATGTTTTTCTAAAATAGATGTCAATAAATTAACATCTTTCACATCACCATCGTAATGAATATAATTTTTATGATTATCAAAACTTTTTTCTTGAAATCCATACTTCCAATCATTATCAATACCTATAACAGTATGATTCTCATTTAATAATTTTTCTATTAGATAGCCAGCTATAAAACCTCTATCTCCTGTAACTAATATATTACTCATCTCTCATACCCCCCGGAACGGTAGTTAAAAACTTATCGTTCTCATTATCTATTGTTTTAAATAAATCTAAATCTAATCCTAATTGTTCAACCAAAGAAATAATAGCCTTAGTATCTTTAGGTAAACAAACTCCACCATAACCTCTCCATTTTTTATTAACCGTTAAATACTTACCAGTTGAAGTTCCTCTTTTGACAAATGAATTTTTTATCATATCATAATCAGCATCAAAACTATTACACAATTCATACATTGAATTAGCAAAAATAACTCTCAAAGCGTTATAAACATTCGAATAATATTTTAAAATTTCACATTCAGTTGAAGTCATCTTCACAAAATTTTTAGGATAATCACCATGACTTCTTTTTACTATATCATAAACCTCATCATCATCTGTTCCAATTGCTAATAATGTATTATGTTCTATAAAATCAGTTTCAGCTGATCTTTCTCGTAAAAACTCAGGACAAAAACAAATTTGATGTGTATTATATGTTATACACATTTCTTGTGTTGTTCCAGGTTTAATCGTAGATTTTATTGCAATAACACCTGAATATCCAGCTTGGACTAAATCTCTAACGACTTCTTCTACAATTGAAGTATCACATTGTCCATCTGGAGTTGATGGTGTTGGAACACAAATATAAACAACCTCTGTATCTAATACATCCTCTAATTTAGTATCATAAGCCGTATCATGAAAACTAACATCATGACCTAATTTTTCAAATCCAAACTTATGTGCACCACCCACAACGCCAATTCCAACTAATCCTATCTTCATGATAAAATACTCCCAATTTGTTCTCTTACAGTATTAAAGCTGTATAATTCTTGTACCTTATCAAAAGCATAGGTCATTACATCAATTCTAAACTGTTGATTCGTAATTATTTTATTTATTTTCGTTTCTAAAATATTAGTATCATTAGTAGCTAACTCTGGAAACAAATGAACATGACTATCATTTAAACCACCCACATTTATAACACCAGCAGAAGCTACCTGTACAGCTTGTGATCCTGGAAACCAATCAACCGGATCAAGATTAAAATGAAAAGTACATTTAGACCAAGATTCATAAAATTGATTTAATTGTACATTAAACCCATTTGTTTGTTTTGGTTTTTCATGATATGGAATACCATATTTATCACTTATATATTTAGCAAATTCTAAAGTATTTGATCTTCTTCCATGTATTGGTGTGGTATAAACAAATATACTTTCAAACCTGTCTTCTTTATAAAACTTATCATATATATAATCAACATCAACAGGAAAAGGAACATATACTATATTCTTATCACTACAATCATTAATCAAATGAGTTAACGGTGATTCTTCAAGTTTTGGAAATGGTTGAATTATAGCATCACATTGATTTAAAAATTCTATTCTCTTTTTATGTTTCTCGCTATCAAAATTGGCAGTTGGACCATATGAAGTAGATTGTCCTACAAATATTTCTTTTATCATACCAATAATAACAGCATTAGGATATTTATCTCTTAATTTTTTTACAGTATATAAATCAAAATTCTTTTCTATAGCAACTATAATAGTCTCTAATTCATAATCAGGTAAAGAATCTCCCCACTCTGACCAATTCAAAAAACAACCATCAAATATAAATGGATAAGACCACATACCAATCATAGTTGAATTTGAAAAACAAGCGGAATGGTCAACTAGTAATTCATTACCATTATATTTATAACCTTTACCAGACTTAACATAATAAGATGGTACTGCGCAAGCATCAACAATAAAAGCAAATTTACTCATTTTCTACTCCACTTAAATTTACAAAAAAGTCATACCAATACATACAAAAGTTATGAGCTGAATATAACTCATCATAAACCTTTCTATTATTGTCTATAATATACGACAATTTATCAGGACTATCAAGCATTTTTATTACAATTTCATTTAAATTTTTCCAATCCAAATCAACAGGTATATAAGTTTCATTCTCTATATAAGGATTAGGGTGAGTACTAACTTTTTCCATAGTAGGTTTAATCATAACAACACCAAACTCAGGTATTTCAAAATCACGATAACAAACTTCTCCTTGGCCGAATGGTGACAGAGCCATTTTGGATTGATACAGAGATTGAATGTATTCTTGATAAGGTAATTTATCTTTACGAAAAGTATAACCTGGATTATCACCAATAACATTCCAAGCACCATGTCTATGATTCATATAATATGAAGCATTCTCAGCATAATGGTCACTACTAGGTTTATGGTCAGCAGAATATATAGCAGATAAATCTATCGTCTTATTTGGATTGATGGAATGCCACGTCTGAACTTCTGGTCTAAAACCTTGAGGTGCCATATAACCTAAGTTCCAACCTGACAGTTTTATTCTACTCCAATTCTCTTCTGATATATCATATCCCAAATCTAAATCAGAACCATTACCAAAGAACCATTTATTAAATGATGTTTTTTCTTTATAGTCTTCACGATTTTTTAATGTCTGATTTTTAAATAAAAACCTAGCATCACTCTGCTCTAACACTTCGTAAGAACCCATCAGAGAAGTTGAATCTGAACCATCAAATATAAAACAATCCCCACCACGAGCATACTTATCTATATTTTTTAATCCATACTCTATACTTTCTTGTAGTCCAATAGACTTATCAAGTATATCATCAGCACCCAAAAACGCATAATCAAAGTCATCCGATTCTGTCAACTCGATACTGTAATCCTTCAACATATTTTGCATCATCAAAAACCCTTGAAAGGATATCCTATTTTTTCCAGCCAATGGGTTGAATATTTTTATTTTTATCAAGACAATAACTCTATATCATTTTTAACCATCCTAGATACCATTTCTTCAAAAGAAGTTCTCGGACTCCACTCCAAAACTTCACGTGCCTTTGTAGAATCACCACATAAAACATCTATCTCAGCAGGCCTCATAAATCTTGGATCCTGCTTTACATATTTATCCCAATCATCTATATCAACACACTTAAACGCAATATCTAAAAACTCTCTAATTGTATGGGTTTCACCTGTGGCAATTACATAATCATCTGGCTCATCTTGTTGTAGCATTAACCACATTGACTCCACATAATCAGGTGAATATCCCCAATCTCGTTTGGAATCTAAATTACCCAAAGTAATATAATCTTGTAATCCCAAATGAATACGAGCTACACCATCAGTTACCTTTCTCGTAACAAACTCGATACCCCTTCTTTCTGATTCGTGGTTAAATAAAATACCACTAACATTAAACATATCGTAAGACTCTCTGTAGTTCTTTGTCATCCAATGACCATATAATTTAGCAACTCCATAAGGTGAACGTGGATAAAATGGTGTAGTTTCTTTAGCTGGATTCTCTACCATCTTACCAAACATTTCAGATGTTGACGCTTGATAAAACTTTATATCTTTGCCATACTCTCTGATAGCTTCCAACATTCTTAATACACCCATACCAGTAACATCACTTGTTTGTTCTGGAGTATTCCAACTCTCTCCTACAAATGATTGTGAACCTAAATTATAAATTTCATCTGGATCAGATTCTTTCAAGCATCTCAATAAAGAATTTTGGTCTGTCAAATCACCATTAACGAAAGTAACTTTACCTTCGAGATGACCTGTGTTGGTTCTATTCTTAGACGATGAACGGCGTTCCATACCATATACTTCGTAACCTTTTTCTAAAAGTAAATCAGCTAGATAACTACCATCCATTCCGTTAATACCTGTAATTAATGCTCTTTTCATTTTAACTCCAATTCGTTTTTTAAATCATTATACTCTTTAAATTTTCCATTACCATTCGCAAGAGTCTGTATATTTTCTTTTGACATTTTTAAAAACTTTTGAAAATCATTATTCTTTTTATTTAAAAAAGAATATGGATTATCTTCATCTTTGACATACATCCTTTTCCGAGGGTGTCTTCTTGCATGAACGTGTAAAATATTCTGACATATAAATTGTAAGTAGTTATCTCCCATCAATTTTTGTGACATAATTGATAGTCCCTCATCATCATTGTACAATAAACAAGATGGAATATTAATACCTGATTTAATAAAGTCCGATGATAATACCAAACAAGCACCACTTAGTTTAGGATAATTAATATATGAAAAATCAAAATCATCAACCTTACCATTTATTTCATTCATTTTTTCAATCGACATTGGTGATTTTGCTTGATTTGGATTTAAATGACCATCCTTATCATCTACAAACTCTAAGTCTCGATAATCAAGATGAACTAAAGGATCCCAACTAGCGTCCCACATCTTTCTATCAGAAAAACTCAACAGATACCTATGAATATTTTGTTCATTAGTATAGTTTGCTAGGGTTTCTATCACTTGAAATGCTTCTCTTGGAAAAAAACTATCCGTTTCACCCCACATTACATAATCAACTTTTTTACAATAATTGTAGTTCAAATCTCTTCTATAATCCGCATGAAAGTAGAACTCGTCACCATCTTTAATTTGTTGATTGACAATAAATCCCATATCCTCTAATGTAGCCACACCTTTATTAAACTTAATAAGTAACTCGTGTTTTTTGATTTTATCGATATCGACTTTTTCAAAATGTTCTAATAGATTAAAACATAAATCAATAGTTACATTTTCTTTATTTTCTACAGTTTCCAATAGATTTACCATACCATCGATAAAGTCGGCATACATTTCAATCTCGAACCACATAACGTGAGTTCCGATTACATATTTTTTATTTAGTTTAGTTGCCATAAAAATGCTCGTATGTTTTTTTCATCCAATGTAAAGTTAATCTATCTTCTTTATTATTTGGTATCCCATTAAAATGATAAATCCAACCTATCTTTGTAAAAGTCAAATCTTCATCTAATAACTCAGTTCTATTCATATCTTGCATGTTCCATTCGTATGGTAAATACTTACAATCAACATTTTCTTTTTGAACGAAAAAGTTAAGTATAGGTTGATCAGTTCCAACACCATAGGTTTCTTGTAATTTAACAATATTATCTCTATTATCCAAGTAAAAATCAATTATCTTATCATAAAAATCTTTATGTTTTTTATTACAAATGATGATACCAGAATTAAAATATTCCCAAAGTGGTACATCAATATCAGGAAATAAATGCTTCTTATAATTCTCTATACTTCGACACACCCAATCAAAACTGCCATAGCTTGGTACAACAGAAAACTTATTATCTGTCAATTCAAAAGGATTTGGAGACTGAGGATGGATAATTGTATCAGCATCAGCTATGAGTATTTGATTGTAACTTATACCACTTTCTTCAAGTAATTGAAATACGAATAGTTTATGCCAGTTGGCATTCATATAATCTTCAGGATATATACGTTCATCTAACACAACAAGCTTAGCTCTACCCGTCTCATCACACCATCTCTTCCAACTATCAATTGAAAACTGATAAGGTTTGTTCCTATCAACTTTTTTAGTTTCTGGTAAATTTACTATAAAAACAATATTAGACATAATTATCCTTTACTATATTCCAAGTTTGTTTTATCATTTGAGTTCTTTGATCTTTAGGCAATCCACTAAAACCCCAAACATGACCATATTTAATAAAAAATGGAGTAGTCTCACCTGGTAATTGCCAATTATGATTAAACATTTCCTTTCGATGGATATGTGTAAGTTTATAAGTAAATGGTAAATCTAAATTTATCTCAACATTATTCATCTGTATGTGATAATTCAATGGAGTTTGTTCTGTTCCCTTTCTAACAATTCTATCTTGTAAATCTACAAACTCATCTATATTTCTATGGTACATTTTTTTAAATGACCGAAAAACTTCTTTATGTTGTTCGTTAAAAATTATCAAACCTGAACTAAAATACTTCTGTTTGTCAAATTCATAACCACCAAAGAAATCATTATACCCAACTATACTTTTATATGTCCACCCTAAGTTATCGGTGTCTCTCCAAGCAGTAAACTTATGATTTGTCAATTCAAATACATTTGGCGTATCCCATTTAATTATATTCATCCCATCTACTAAATAAATTTGGTCGTAATCTATCCCAGCTTCATCTAATATATCAAAACAAAAAATAGCTTTTTGCCAATTGATTCTAAACTTAGTTAAATCTTCTTCTATTGGCTTCTCCATTGGAAAAAATATCACATCATGTTTTTTACACCAATATTCCCAAGACTTTCTAGTGATATCCATCCATTCCCATCCACCATATTTTTGAGAATATTTTTCATTCTTAACACCTATCCAGAATACTACATTTTTCTTCATTGATACAATGCCCCTACTTTAAAAAATTCCACATTATCTAAATCACGTTTCATGGTTTGATAATTACAATGATATGAATCAAAAACTTTATCTGTAAAATATGGCTTATCTAATTGAGTTTTAAATGAGTTAAATAAATTTTCTTTTTTAATCTTTATATGTTCATTAATATCCACAAACATATTTGGCACCCAACCTATTTTAGTACTTGGCGTCATATACTCCACCAACCCTATCTTTTTACTTCTAGTTAATGAATTTGCTATTTCATTTATTTTTCTATGGTCTTGATGAGTATCATCAAATGATGGTGTTAAGATTATACTTGGAGAACAATCAGGATATAATATCTTTTCTATTTTAGATATAAAAGAATCACATTGAACATCACGGATAAAATCCACTCCCAAAAATATTAATTCTACATTATCATAACTTGACCAAAACTTTTTTACTTCTTCAATTCTTTGATCACCATATGAACTATACTTACCACCAGAAGAAATATTTATTACATAAAAAGTAGTATCGTAATATTTTGATATAGTACCAGAAACAGCGTATTCACAATCATCTGGATGAGGTGATAAACACACTATATCAGTAGCATCAAGAAATAAGTCTAACATACTACCTCATCAAAATATCTCAATACAGTTATCTCTTTAGGTTCTGGTACTTCCACTTCTTTACCTTCAACTATATCCAATATTATCTTAACAAAATTTACACCGGCAAGAGTTGTAAAAAAAGTACCACCACCGAATCTTGGATTTATTTCTATAAACTTTGGATTCCCATCTTTATCTTCTTTCATTTGAACACAGACAACACCTTTTAAATTTAAAAACTTAACTATATCACTACATTCTTTTTCTATAACTTCGTTTCTAACTATCTTACCCTTTGTAGATATACCAGCTTTCGTTTGTAATCTAACTCTTGGAATAACAGATAATACTTCAGAGTTCATATCCGATAAAACATCTATTGTATACTCTGTTCCTGGTAAATACTCTTGGTAAATATAATTTTCTTCAAAATCATCTATTAATTTTATACCTCTGCTACCTTTACCATCACGAGGTTTTGCAAAAACAGGTATAAATTTATCAGTAGATTTTGGGAATGGAAAATTTTCTTTACATTTTTCATAGAACTTTAATTTATCCGAACAAATCATTATCGACTCATAATTTGACATAAATAAATTAACCCCATTAAACCTATCCGAATTTTTTGTTATGGTAACTATTTCACTAAAACTTGTTGGTAAAATAATATCAATATTTTCTTTTTCTACTACCTTTAACAATTCATCTATATAAGTATCATCTGAAGCTTTAGGTACAATATAATATGAATCGGATAAATAAAAACCAGCAGATAAAGGATTACAATCTACCGAAACTATTTTTCCATCAAAATCAATATCCCGTAATGATTTTATAGCACCATGACAAGCAGGACCGCCAGCACCTAACAATAAAACATTCATACACTCAAACCTTCTTTTTTATACCAATCTTCATTGTTAATAGCTCTATCATCAATAAACAAATCATATGCTGGTTTACCTAATTTTAGACTATGAAACTTTATACCCCACCCCTCTACTTGTTCTAAAGTAAAAGAAAACCAATCTTCACCAGAAGATGTTCCTCTTGATGTGAATAATGTAATCTGATGACCTTCATCGTATTTTTTATTTATCCAATCAATAACTTCTTGATATGGTTTAGCATCTTTATAGTGACAATTAGTAGTACATATCGTACCATCTATATCAAAACAATATTTCATTATACTTCATATTTTGTTTTATTTGTCTATCTATCGTTTTAGGATGTACAATAGAATACTTTTGTTCCATTGGTAAATGAGCATATGTCTGAAAACCTGTTAGTTGTTCATGTACAGGTTTTTCCCAACGAATATTTGGTCGGTTACGAAAAATACGACCTTGCCAATCAGGATAATTTACCCAACCTTTTTCATTTACTTGCCAATGCCAAGCTTTAATATGCTGTTCAGTTAAACCATCTACGGTATTTATTCTCG